GCTTCCTAAGAGGTCAAAAAAGCTAGAAAACTTACTTTGGAAATGTATACATGAACAGGATATTGAAACTGAATGTAATAAACAAATATGTATATATAGTGATAAAATAGATCTACTTCAAGCAAAAAATTGTCCTCAATCTGATATTCGGATAATAAATCATTTAATTGATGAAAAGAAAAGAGAATCATGGCATGCTAGTGTTATGTATTCCAAATATGAATATAAAGCATTAACACTATATAGGAAATTAATAGGAGTAGGCTGGACAGGAACATTAAAATGGTAAAACATATAAATTTAAAAAATAAAATATATTATATATATATATAATGAAGAATATTAAATCAATTGGATTATTCCATTGTAAATCTTGTTCCACTAATAAAACTTTCGATAATTTCTATAAAGTTGATAATGATGAAGTAGTTATATTTCCTAATTGTTCTGATTGTAGAATAAAAAATATTACATTGGAATCTCAAAAATGTATAAAATGTGGTGATACTAAATTACTAAATAATTTCTATAAAAGTAATAAAGATGGAACTAAACATAAAAAAGAATGTATGATATGTTATCTAGCTAAAATGAAAGCTAAACATATTCCTAAAGTAAGAAAAGCAAGAAAATGTAAATCTAATTCTTTAATTCCAACTGTAGATTTAGTATTTACAAATTCAGAAGAATATAAAAAGGCTTATTATAAAAAATATTTTCAATTAAAGAAAAATAAAGCAGTAAAAATTAATTAAAAAAACGCACTTTAATTAATATTATATATAATATATATAATATAATGAATGATCCTCGTAAAGCATTTATAAACAATAATCCTTTTTTAGAAATTTCATGGAATTGTGTACGTTGCAAAAAAGAACTTCAGATAACTCAATATATTGTAACTGCAACTGGAGAAATTAATGATATATGTAATTCATGTTCTAAAAATTCATTTGATGAAGAAAAATATTGTGGATGTTGCAAACAATATTTAAATGTTGATCAATTCTACAAAAGAAAAGATGGTCTACAAAATAACTGTAAAATGTGTTATAGTGAATTAAGTAAATATAGATATATGAATAAAAAATTAGCTGCACAAAATATTTTCTAATGTAATCAATATAATAATGACTTCAGAACAACCAGAAAAAAATAAATATTTAAACGGTAAAATTTATAAAATTATTAATTCTCAAAATGATCAATGTTATGTGGGAGGAACAACTCAAAAATATTTATGTGCTCGATTTGCTATGCATAAATATAATTATACACTATATTGTAAGGGTGTTAAAAAAAATGCATATACTGCATCATGTGATATTTTTAAGTATGATGGATGTAAGATTATTTTACTAGAAGCTTATTCTTGTAATTCTAGAGATGAACTTTCAATGAGAGAACAGCATTACATTAATACTACTCCAAACTGTATTAATAAAAGAAATGCAAAAAAAGATGTGAACTACTCTAAAGAATATCATAAAAAAAATTATGATGCTATCTCCAAAATAAAGAAAGAATATTACTTAAAGAATATTGAAAAGAAAAAGGAATATGGTAAAAAATATTATTTAAGTAATAAAGATAAAATACTCGGTAGTACTAAAAATAAAGAATATCAAAAAGAATATCAAAAAGCACATTATTTAAAAAATAAAGAATATATGAAAGAATATTCAAAAGCATATCGTTTGAAAAAAAAACAACTTAAAAATGCAGTAATTTAAATTATAATAATATATATCATAATATATTATATAAAATGGTAGTGTATAAAGGTGTTGATGAATCTAAGAAATCCTATTATCGATGGGGGTTTAATGGTAAAAAGTATTATTATAAAGAAGGAGATGATAAAGCTGAAAAAGCTGCTAGACAAAAAGCAATTAATCAAGAGACGACAGTTCAGAACAAGATAAAGGAAAAAAAAATAAATCTAACAAGTCAGAATTTATTTTATGATAATTAATAAATACTAATTATTTATTAAATCCAAGAACAAATAGAATTCCAGGTATAATCTTTTTTGTTCTATATTTTTTATAAGTTAAAGGATCCATTTGACGAAATCGCAAAGTATTTAATTTTTTATCTACTTTACCATATTTAAAGCCATGTTCTTTAAGCCATTTCTTAGCTTGTAGAATAGTAAACATATCTTTATCAAATACAACTGATTGAACATTATCTTTAGTTTTTGGAAATCCTTTAATTTGTTTCTTCAAAACTTTCTTTTTCTTTAAAAGTGTTTTTGTTGGTTTTTTATGAATCTTCTTAACAACTGCCTTTACTTCCTTTTGTAAAGAGTTCTTCAAATGATTTATAAAAAATTCCATTCTTGTTTTTTTAGGACCTCTCAAATTTTGATGAATTTTTTCTAGATCATCAATAGTAGTTGCTTTTTCAAATGCCATAATATCTTTCTTATCGAATTTATTATCTTTCATTCTTTTTAACATAATTTTGTATTGATTTGCATATCCTGGAATATCATCTAGCTTAATTAAATTACCGGATCCGATTATTTTTGAAATAATTGGTACAGCAACTGCTCCTAAAACTCTAAGTATTATTGGAAGAAATGCTGCCATCTATATATTCTATTTATAAAATATTTGTCGGGACTGAATTACTTGATTCATTTAAAGTTTGTTCTATTGGAAATTGCAAATATTCCATATCAGTAATTTCTCCTTTTCCTTTATCTGAATCATCTTCGCTATCTTCTTTCACTGGAATTTCATCTGGAGGCATCATATTATTTACATATAAACGACTTAGATTACACATAAAATTAGTATATACTGCAATCGTACAAGACAAGAATTGTTTAATATCTGCCTTTCTTTCAGGATCTTCTTCAGATAATAAATCCATTTTTAATAATTCCCATGCATTAACATAATCACCTGCATTAGCAAGCCAAATTAATGGTTTAGGAGGGTACTCGCTTTCTTCTAGCCCTTTACATGCGGCTTCATAAAAAGTTTCGGCGAATTTGAGTTCCTTAAAAAAATCAAGTTGCATTTTTACTGTATTTATATATTATATATTATATATTATATTTTTCATTTTAAATTATACCATTTTTTCAGTTCAATAATTTTAGCTTTTCGTTGTCTTGGCTTATATAATTTTGAATTTATAGCAGACATTTGAGTATGTTTTTTAGTTTTTAAATGGCGCCACTGATTTGCCTTTGTAGTAACATCAAGACATTCTTCGCATATAACATTTGTTTTACCCCATTGTTTTTTTCTATTCGGTAGTTTTTGGTCTTTTTTAAGATCTTCTAATGTATATTCTTTTTTTTCTTTTGTTTCGGGAATAATTTCAGGTTTAACAATCACTTCTGGAATTTTTTTAATCATCTTTAAGACTACATAGCACTCATCTGCTAATTTTAACTGATCTCCTAAATCAATATTAATTTTCGGCATTATATATAATTATACTATATATTAATTTTTCTTTTTCCTGCGTTTAAATTATCAACATTTTTATCCAAAAGTCCAATGAATTTTTGACTCATTGATAATTTGTATTGATGTAACTTAGTTCCACGATGTGATGTTACCCCAGAGCGCGCATATTCTTTATTACACACTTCGCATTTAACTTTATCTGTCCAAGATTTATTTTCGGCTTCTTTTTTAATTTCTTTTTTAATCGGTTGTTTAAAATTTGCTTTTCCCAATGGATTTGCTAAATAATCAAGTTCATCCACATTGTAATCTGATACACATTTATCTTGTTTAAATTTCTTCTGTATTACTTTTTTTGAAGCCATAGAGATTATATATGTATTTATATATATTCCTTTAGATATTTAATTTTTCTAAAATTATTATATAAATAAACTATATAATGTCTTTAAGTTATGACTCAGGGAAGCAAATTGCTGTTGTAGTTTCAGGACCAAAAAAAGGAAAAAAAATATACATACAGGCTGATGATAATTATGATGATGATGGAATGAGAGAAATTAATTTAGGAAAAGGACAGCTATTCCCAACAATGGACAATCAGAATAGAAGTGTAAATTACGTGGCTGGAGCAGCAGGATCAGGAAAATCGACTTATAGTGTACAGCTTGCACTGACATTCCAAAAAGAATTTCCAGGTAATGATATTTATTTATTTTCAAGAACTGACCATAAAGATGATCCTGCCTATAAGAAATTAAAAGTAATACAAGTTACTCTTGATGATTCAATTATAGATAATCCGATTGATCTTGATGAAATTGAAACTGGTAGCTTAATTATTTTTGATGATTGTAATACCATCGGAAATAAAGAAATAAAGGATGCAATTGATAAATTAATTGTTGATATTCTTGAAGTAGGTAGAAAAATGGACATTTCTATTATTTTAACAAATCATTTAGTAAATCCAAATGAAAGAAAGTTTGGTCGTACGGTGATGAACGAATTACAAAATTTTACTTTTTTTCCAAAAAGTGGCTCGTGGCATGGTATACAATACTGCCTGCAGGTATATTTTGGATTAGATAAAAAACAAATAGAGGAAATAAAGCATTTGCCAAGCCGTTGGGTAACTGTAATGAGGAATTATCCGATGGCTGTTTTATATTCAAATGGGACATATTTAATCTAGACTATTAATATAAATGAAGAAAATTAATACTCAAAAATTACAAGAATTAAAAAGTATAGCTCTATCCGATAAAGATGTAATGCAATTAGTTGAGGGAAGAGCCAAAGTAGTTTTATATTCTGAATTACATAAATATAAAACTTTGGATGAGCTTTTAGAACCATATGGAGCTATTTTCTTACTTTATGAACTCAAGAAAGATTATGGTCATTGGTGTGCAGTATTCAAACAAGATGAAAATACTATAGAATTTTTTGACAGCTACGGAAACTATTTGGACAATCAGCTCAAGTGGATTCCAAAAAATTTTAGAAAAATATCGGATCAATGGTATCCACATTTAACTGCCCTCTTTTATAATTCACCATATAAAAATTTAACATATAATGAATATCCGTTTCAACATAAAGGCAATCAGATTTCCACATGCGGAAGGTGGAGCAGCCTTAGATTGGTGATGCGCAATTTACCATTAAATATATTTGCGGATGTCTTTAAGCATGCTAATTCAGATGATATTGTGACATATTTAACTTCGCCCGATTTAAATTATTAAACATTATTTTTTTATCAAATATAAATATATAATGAGCCAGAAATCAAATGCCGATAACGTGTATTTAAACATATCCGTGACAAATACAAATCCAGATATCAATTCATCAGTCCAAGCAGTATACAATGTAACCTATGATCAGCCTATTCTTCAAGATCCTAGTCAATATTATGCAGCAATTACTAGTTTCCAAATACCACTTGGCGAGTTACCACTCTTTGTTATGCCTTTTATTCATTCTGATATATATGAAGCATATGGTACACAAGTTGGAAATACAATAACTGGAGTTCAAACTTTCTTTACTCCAGCAATGGTTGGTGGACCAATTTTAATTGCTGGAATATCTGGAACAGTCACAGGTTATGTGAGCCAAACAGTAATTACTGTAAGTTTTGCTGCTACAATAATTAATCCAACAATATTTACAATTACTTATGGAAACTTAAATCCGAATAAAACTCCATATGTTGTGGGTTGCTGCTTACAGCAAAATGGAAATGTACCGCCAGCTACTCCTCCTAACGGCACTCCAAATCCTTCAGCTGCTAATTTTCCAGTTAATGTCACATATTGGACTGAAATTCAATCTTTAACAAATAATCCAACTAATCCACTTTATTACTACGTATATGATTACAATCATTATGTAGACATGCTGAATTACAGTTTGCAACAATCATGGATCAATGCCGGATCACCAGGAGGTGGCGATAACTGGCCTTATTTTATTTATGATTCAGATGATGGATTAATAAAATGTGTTATGCCTATTCTATTCACAACTCAAAATGGTGGAGCACCTCCAGGGTACCATTGGACTGTATTCTTCAATTATCAATGCTTCTATAATACGCTTAGCTTCTATACTGTAGAAAATAATGGTCGTGTTGAGATCTGGAATTGGCCAGCTATAGCATATGATGATTCACAAATTGCTCCAGTCCCAATTGGAACAGGATTACGAACTGGAGCTACTGCAGCATATCTTATTTCAGAAGAGTATCCCAGTATAGATTATTTGAATTCAATCAGGAAAATCGTTATAACTACAAATTCAATACCAATTCAAAAAGAATATTATCCAAATCCAGGTGGTTTAAATTTATCAACAGCAAATTCTATTCCTATTCTATCATCCTATTCATTGGACCTCTTAGCACCGGGCCAGCAAAGATCAGTCGCTATTTTTACAGCATCTGGACCATATAAATTAATTGATCTTAATTCTGATGCACCTCTAAGAAAAATAGATATAACATTCTGGTGGGTAGATAGATTAAATAACTTTTATCCAATATATATAGATCCATTTGATGCAATTTCTCTTACAATTGGTTTCTTTTCAAAGAAGTTATATAGAAATCAGCAATTAAAAAATGTCTAAAAATAAAATATCTATAATATGATTTATTTTAATCTTAAATTATAATCTAATATAAGATTATAATAAAAACTATGTCTCTAGCTATTGATCGTTTGAATCCTGTGGTTATAAATGACCCTAGGGTATGCAGTTTCCCCGCCATATACCCAGTCCTCCGTGGTGCGGCTGATATACTTTACAAATCCTATACAACTACCTCAATTTCTTCTAGCTCAATTCAATTTTCTGCACCTCCAACTGCCCAAACTTGGATTGATCGACGTGTTCATTTACAGACCCCAGTAAGAGTAACAGTTGTTGCTACAGGACTAAATCCTGGAGTACTTCTATTCAATTATGCACAAGTAGCAATAAGATCGTACCCGGTTATGAAATCTCTCGAGAGCATGATTATGACATTAAACAACCAAGCAGTTTCCGTTAATATATCTGATGTTATGTCGGCTGTTGAGCACTTTAATATCGATAGACGTCTCAAAGCAAGTGAATATTCAGCTACATCTACATATGGTTGCTGCCAAAGTCAACAATTTGGAGACCTTTATGGAGCTGCAAGATCACCGATGGCACTTTATCAAGATGGTATTGATGACTTAGCTCCTCAAGCTTTCCCCTTCACTATTGTATCACAAGTCAATAATGCTGCTGGAATGGGCATTTCAACTTGTACAAGTGTTCTTGATTTTGTGGATTCGACTCCGATCTTCCTCTCACCCCTCTTCTGGGGCTCATTTTGTCATGATGAGAGCGGATTCTTTAACCTAACAACTTTTGATCTAAATTTGAACTTTATTAATAATGCTAACCGAATGATTGCAATTGATAATATTGGTCATAATGGAAGTGGTGTTGCTTTTACTCCAACAACTATTACATCAACAATGCAATTCTCAAATTTCAGTCCGGCATTCTCATATAATCAATCTCAACCTCTTTTGACCTTTCAATACCTCCAGCCCCAATTGGTTGATAAATCAGCAAACATGTCAAAAGTGTTTAACTACCCGTTTTTTGATGTACAGCGTTACCCAACCGACTTTAGTAGTATGGCACCTGGACAGGTCCAACAAATTAGTTCAAATAACGTGCAGCTCAGCTCTATTCCTTCTAAATTATATATTTTCGCCAGAGCTAATAATAATATGTTATATGCTAACCCATTCACTCCGGATACCTTCTTAGCCTTGGAAAATATTTCAATTCAGTTTGCTAATAGAAATTCAGTACTGGCATCTTGTTCTAAGAGAGAATTGTATCGGCTAAGTGTCAAAAACGGCTGCAATATGACATGGACTGCCTGGAGCGGGGAAAAAAATAATAGTTTAGTGATGGGAGCAGGCTTTGGAACTGCTGCCAATCAATATTCGGGAACAGGTTCTGTTTTGGCACTTGATATGCTCGATATAGGGTCTTTTAATAGCTCTTTCAATAATGCACTTGCTGCAGCTTGAAAGATTTAATTCTGGCCCTAAATAGTAGGCTGCTAAATAGGTTGTTATATCACCTATTTAGATAAACAGTATAAATATAACTTTAATATAACCTACTAGTTTGATTGAATATAATTCAATTAAGCAAGATAGTGATATGCGGGAACCCCCTAAAACTCTTAATCCTAAGTAGTTATCCGAAAGGTTAATTATGGCAGAGGTAATACCCCTTGGTATAGGAAAAACTTAAGAGATGTTTGTTTTAATTAACAATAAATGGGCAATCCGCAGGTTTTGATCTAAGTTCGATATGATAGAATATGATCAAGTCCTCAGAGACTACGTTGCTATCGGTCAGTTTTGACGGTCTAATCAACCTGAACTGGCTTAAGGTATAGTCCACCCCCACTCGAAAGAGTGCTATAGAGTAGAATCTATAGTTTTTATGATCTAGACGGAAATGTCTAGTGAAAAAGGTATTTAAGGGAGCATCAAGCTGTAGAATCACTTGATGCTCCGGGTAAGCTAGCCCAAATAGCACTGCAGGTCACCGGAAC